CCTAATGTATCAACATCATCCTTATACTTCTTCTGAAGTTCCTGAATAGTATAATATTGTTTTATTGTTATAATCATCTTACGTAATATTTTGATATTGTTGGATTCTTTAATTGGTGTGATACTCTATATCTCACTGCATCAATGCAGTGATTATACATATCAATTGGTGCATCAGATTTTCTATCTGACCAGCAATAGTTATTTAGTTCTTTTGCAATATTGTATGAATCAGGTGTTACCACAAGTTTATAATCCTGTATTATCTTTATTCCCTCACCTATGCTTCCTGCACCTTTCACACAAGGTTTTATATTTATACCTTTTCTCTTGAGTTCTTCTATCAAGCGTGGTTCTGAATTATCACCAATAATTTCCTTATTACCTACTGCATCTTTTATGTGGTCATATATCTCTGATGTAGTTAAGTTAGGTTTATAAAGTTCCTCAGAGAGGTAGATAATCTGTTTCTTCTTGTCAATTGCAACCTTTATTACAGTGGTAGGGTCTGATTTAAATCCAAAATCTGCACCATATCCATATTCAAGTGTAGTATCAAACTCACCATACTCCCAATTTGTAAATATAACTCCTTCTGCAGTATCTAACCATCCACCCATGATGATATGATTGAACTTCAGAAGATTATGTAACTTCATATACTCTACTTCAGATATAAAACTCTCATTCAGGTTCTTGATGTTATCTAAGTAAGAAGTGTGTATGTAAGTAATGTCTTCCTGTACACCATTATAACCTGGGGTAATACCTTGTACTTCAAAGAATCTTTTGTATATCCAGTGTACTTTTGTGGCAGGATTAAGAATAAGTATTACTTTGTTAGGTCTCATAATACTTCTAATAGATAAATTTATCTTATCAAAGATTTCTTCATCTATTAACTCCTCTGCTTCATCCATTACCCACACTGTAACACCTTGTACAGACTTCAGGTTAGCAGTTTGATCACCTGATGATGTTCTGATACCTTTAAAAATAATACTACTTCCTGTGAGGTTATTTATGATACTGTCCTGTGTTACACTGAAGCAATCCTCAAGACCTAAAAGTTTAATTTTCTCTATGAACTCTGGTATTATAGAAATGGTTGCTGATGTGAGTGTGAATCTGGTATAAAGAATTGTGTGATTACTTTCAAATTGTAAGAGTAGACATAAGTAAGTAGAAATACTGAAACTTTTTGCAGAACCTCTGCCACCAGTAACAATGTTATACCTTGTATTATTTTTAAACAAGGGTTTGAACTTCTTATGTAATGTAACTTTACTCATCATCAAATCCTAATAAATCTGATAGTGATTTACCACCAGTAGTTATATCAATTCTTTTAATATCTTTAAATCCTGTTATATCAGATAGTAACTTCATAGCAGATACTTTATCACTCTCCCTGCCAGTACCTCTGATTATCTCCATAAGTTTATTTATAATCTTCTCCTTTGTAAGAAGTAAAGCATCAGCAACCTCATCTTGCTCTTTCTGTAAATACTCCTTTATAATAGGATTTCCTAGGAGGTCAGAAGAACTTGATTGTGCTGCTTCATAACTACTATCAGGATATGCAGACATATAAGCTTGTGTAGCATTGTATCCATTTGTCATGTAATGCTTTATAAATAACTTCTGCTTGAATGTTAGATCTTTTTCCATTATTACTATTAATTACTCTTATTATGGAAAATATTTTCCATTAATACTCACTTATTTTCTTTATAATAGCACCTATAATTGCTGAGAACACCAGAAATCCAACTAATATAAAGTATATCTGTCCTAACTTTATATGCATATTCCACCATTCAGATACTAAAAATAATATTATTGGCACTGTTATCATCTCAATGATAAGTAATATTGCCAGGTTTCTAATTTCTTTATTTAGTCTCATTTCTGTAGTATTCAAAACTTCTGTTAATACTATTTACTATCTGATTTATAACACCTCCACATCTGCAGGGTATAAGAGCTTTGTTATATAAACTATTATACAGTGTAAATAATGGTTGTATTTCTTCATCAGATATATATCCTGGTCTTTTGTTAAGTCTTTCTATGAATGCAACCTCATCTGCTGTAACATCTCTTGATATCTCAAGATAGGAAAACATTCTGTTCAAGATTGCTTTTCTCTTTATACATGATTCACATTCTTTAATACCAAGAGCACCAGTAATCTTTGCCACAGTATCTCCTAATCCTTGAGAGACAGAAGAACTTGTAGGTTCTTTCAGGTCCTCTATTTTATTCAATTCTGGTTCTGCAAACACCTCCATATTAAGAGGTTTCTCTTTCTTAGCAGTAGACCTTGTTGTCTTCTTTGGATCTTTCATATTCTTGTTTTATTAATTCCTTAATACGTTTAACTCTTGATATCACATGATATAATCTCAATCCAAGTTCTCTTGATATCTTTCTCTGTGAGAACCCTCTTGTAAAGTGTAGTGTGAATATCTGTTTATCTGCAGGAGATAAGTTGTGTAATACCTTCTTGGTAAGACTCAACTGATTATCATAATCTCCTTCAACATAATTATATTCATCCTCTTTGTCTAAAGACAAATTAAAACTCTCCTGTTTAGACTCTGATTTAATATAACTCAGATATCTATTCTTTAGTGCCATAAATATGTAGTTATCACTTACAGCATCTATATCAAATTTCAACAGTATCTCAAGAAGTACTGTATGAAGTACCTCTTCTGCAATGAACTTGTTACCCTTAGATATTACTAAGGCAAGTTTCATCCACCTACTGTATGTGTTCTTCGCCATCATCATCATTATGATAATTATCACTTTCTTCTCTACACTTCTGCTTCAACTCTCCCATAGTAAGAGAGTATCTAATACCACCTAAATCAAAGTTTAGTACCATATCATCTGTAATAGAATGAAATTCATCTTCATCAGCATCTAATTTCAATTGAATGTAGAGTTTGATGTGTGCATCCTTAGGATTCTTCATAATGTAATCCTCTATTGTATATTCTTTATTCATGATAACCATATTTATTAAGTTGTTTTAATTTAAATTGATTGTAGAAGTTTTCCATTGCACATAAAGTTTTGTGCACTTCTACTCTTGTGTGTTCTTCTAATACATATATCTCTGAATATCCTCCAAAGATTGTAAACTGTGATAATACTACCTTATCAAGAAGTTCAAGTATCTCAAACTCATCTTCCTGTAGGGCATAGATAAATATATCTTTTACACTACTCATGAAGCAATCTGCAATACCTATGATAGTACTAGGTTTACCATATCTCTTAAATACTAAACTGCTCTCTACAAGAACATCTAGTTCATCACTATAAAAGTCCCTAATATCCATCACTTTAGGTTTAGGAACTATGAGAGCCTGGAGTAATACCCCAAGCTCTTTCCAGTCTTTAATTTGATTTCTTAACATAACTCTGGTAGTTCTACATGTTTCCAGTTTCTTCCTATTTTAATGCTTCCTATAGTACTAAGACCTACACCAAAGTCTGTTGCAATACTAATTACAGTTTCTCCTCTACGTAAAGCTTCTTTTATAAGAAGTACAGCATGTTCAGTAAGTTTACAATTATACTTTTGTTCTCCTTTAGGAATTAGATTGTATTTACTTGCGTGAGCAGCATTCTCTTCTACAGTTGCCCATTCTAAATTACCTACAAAGTTATTGGTTTTTACACCATCTTTGTGATTTATGCAGGGTTTCCCTAAAGGATTGTCAATAAAGGTAATACCAACTAATCTGTGTAGTTTCACCTGTTTCTTTTTACCACATATTCTTAATGTGAGTACACAATACCCATCCTTATCAGGATGTGATGCTAACATATTGTTAGTTTTGATGTTTCTAATATTTCCACATGTACTTACTTGGAAATTTTCATACCCATCAAGTGGTATGTTTCTAAAGATTTCTACTGTTGTAGTCATTGTAATTTAATTTAATTATTTATTGTTGCTCTCCTCTTTGTCTGGTGAAGAGATATCCAGTTTATTATTATAAGTTCATTGGTATTACCAAAGGTAATGTGCCATTCTCCAATACTACTCCACATGCAATCATAGGTTTAGGGAAATCAAATGCATAAGCCATTGCATAACTCTTGTGATCTAAACCTGCTCCCACATTCATTCCAAATATTTTATAGTGTCTGCCACAGAACCACTGAACTCCACATTTAGTATGCAGGTGACCAGAACATACACTTATTAAATCTTTTTTTGCTCTTGTATAACTATCTACTGTACCATGTGTGTAAAGAACACCATCCATTTCAACAGATGCAACAAATTGCCATCCAGGAGTACCTAATACTTCTGCAAAGTCTTTAATCCAATGTTGTGAGAGTCCTGCTGTTTGTGCTTTACGCATTATGATTAAATCATGGTTACCAAGTGTAACATATGCGTGAGGAAATGCTTTATACCATTCTTGTATGTTTGCTATTGCAAGTGTGAGTTCATCACCTGCTGATCTACCATCAGGGTCAAGCTCATGATAGGAACTTGCGTGGTTATCAATTAAATCTCCTATGAAGACTACTTTATTGCATTTATACTTCTTATATATCTTCTTGCAAAAGGGAAGATATTCTTTAAGTGTGAAGGGTTCATGTAAGTCAGATATTACTAACACTCTATTCTCTCCCTTGTCATTTGTATCTCTTGTCACTATCACTTCCTTCTTAGAGAGTTTGAATGAGTTTAAGATAATTTCATTTCTACTGTTCATGTTAATTTATTTATGTTATTATTATACTACAAAGATAACCATACTTTTTTAATATATAAGTCAAGTATATAGTTAATACTTTGTTAAATTTCTTATAAATCCTACTTATTATCTTTTAGATGCTGAAATAACATCTACATAAAGAATATATTATCTATGTAGATGCTGTATTACCATCTAAATAATAAATAATTAATCTCTTGTGATTACTGAGAAGTTATCAATATTACCATCTGCAATTATATTTATCTTAACTCTCACAAAATTATAACCATCTAAATAGATATTGAGATTTTCACTTTCATATGCATTAGATGTCTTTACCATATCAATTCTTTCTCTGTCTGTGTAATTTATACCATCCTTACTTCTGTATATTATGAAGTGGAAATCCTGGTGATGTGACATAAGCATATTGAATTTAATTTCCTTATGCATTCTGGTAGTAAAGACATTGATGCTGTCAATTATCATATTCTGATAAGTAATCTCAAGATTCAAATTTTCAGAAGTGGTGTTTTTCACCATTCTATCAAAATGCAGTACATTATTACCACCATTCTCTTTTAATACCAGAGGTTCAGAAGGAAGAGCAGAGGTACTACCTTCTGCAGTCATAGAAGAGAATTTTGCATCACTACTATATGTATATGGTGCTTTCTCCTGGTAGAACCTATTTACAGGCATTGAAGTGGTAGTACCATCTTTAAAGGTTCCAAAAGTCTCTTTAAATAGTGTATCTGTTACATAGACTACTTCCTCTTGTGGAGGAGATTCTGTGCGTGTGTCATATTGTTGTTGTTCATCTGGTGAACATCCCACAAGAATTGTGGTTATAAAGAAAAGTATTGCTTTCATAATCTTATTATTTAGTTGGTAATGTAATTTATTGTAGGTCATTATTAAACATAGTAATCCCCTTGCGAGGATGTATTAATCCTTGAATAGTACATTGTGTACTACTATTAACTTCTGGTTTTATATGATGCTGTACGATAACTTAAAGAAGTCTTACACCCACATGATACTTTTTAACTCTGTTTCTTCAGAACCCTTGCCCTTACAAGGTATATGTATCACCCATCAATTTCCACCCACACTATGTGTTTGAAGTCATTTTCACAGTTATTGGAGAAACCTTGTCCACTATGTTTGTATATTATTTCAATACTGTAGACTACTACCCAACGTCTAATGGTATAATAACTTTCGCCCTCTACCATGAATACTCTTTTTGGAGCACTGTTAACTTTAAAGGAAAACCCTACTATCTATATTACAGAAGCTGGACACATTCTGTTCAAGGTAATAGGGTTGTTTTATATTTTATTACTACTGTCCAGGTAGTATTTATTCTATTAGTCGCAATAGTTACATAATTGTTACACATTATTTACACTTTTTTTTCAAGATTGAGGAGAATTTCTTCTCCTCTCTCCCTTACAATAAATAACCAACTAAATTAACAATACAAAGATAAACAATTAGATTGACAATTCCTAATTTTTTACCACTTATTTTCACTTTTTTTCACTTCACTATAGCTTTTATTTACTTCTGTGTATTCTATTAGTCTACTAACTTACTACTTTGTTACACTAATAAGTACAATATAACACATTTTTTTCAAAAGTCAAGTCTTTTTTTATTAACTTTTTTGTAATAGTGTATATGAAAAAATATTATAAAGTTTTTAGAGGATGAAAACCTTCTAAAAAGATAAATATTTATTATGTAGTTGGTATAAAGCAACTGTACCACCTAATAAGTTCATCCCCAAACTTACTAAATGGTACAATACAACAAATAATTAACCAATAAACAAACACATGAGCAACAACAATTCCTAAAATCCTCACTAACTTACCAAATGGCAGTAAAATAAGTTAGTGATGTGTGGATTATTAGGTTTAACTATATATAGAGAGGATTACACAACCAAATTCTTTGCAACTATACCTCTTAATTCAGGATATTTAAACTGTATATTGTGCTTCTTACACCCATATTGAAGTATTTGACGCACTCTTTCTTTACTTAAACCCATAACTCTTGCTAAGGTACAATAATTTTTATACTCTGTGGCAATACCTTTATAATCAATATGAACAACTATCTTTTTATTTCTAAGTAATATACTCTTTTGTTCATTGAGAAGTTTAGTAGTTTCTCCTTTAGTCTTAGGAGACCAAGATGATACTATGTCATAGTTATCAGTATAAAAATCTTTAGTAACTAATCTATAGTTTCTTTTTATGATACAGTCTTTATTTATACATCTTGTAGATACTTGAGGACTCCCCAAGAAGTTACTACACTCCTGTATATTTTTAAATTGTTTAAATACACTTCCATCTAAGTGCAAAAGTAAAACTGTTATCATGATTTCATTTTTTAGTGTATGTAAAAGTAGTGCTTATTTTTGTAATATGCAAGTAATTGTACAATTATTTTTTATTATTTTGTTCAAGTTCCTGCAGGCACCCAGTAAGTGAACTTGGTTCTACAGGATATGTATGAAAAGTGCCCCAGACTTCATTAGATGAGTTCTGAGACACTATTATCTTCATTAGGTATAAGATGATTACTTATCTTTTTTGAACAAGGATTTATGCCATTTCACTTCATAAGAAGAAACCTTTGCATATTTGCTTCCTACTCTCTCTTTAGTTTTTGCAGTCTTGTAATCAAAGTTTGCTGCACAAGAAGATAGTAGTAAGCACATCACTGTCATTATCATTATTATTTTCATTATTTCTGTGTTTTGAGGTTAATAATTAAAAAAACTGGAACATTGCACCTGCTTTAGGATTGTATAAAGGAGGTGGAAAGATATCTAATCCATTTCTATTATTATATAGTGCATCTATTTCAAGTTGTGATAACTCTCTATTCCACAAACCAACTAAATCATAAATTCCATTTGACCTTTGTGTTGCAGGAGTCACTAACATACCTAAATTAAAAAGTCCAGTAGAAGTTGTCATACCTGCATAAGTCCCTAAAGAATTGGGAGTAACATTTTGTAATACTGAGTCAACATATATTTTAATATTATTCATATTAGTATCTCCAGGTTTTGTTATAACAATATGTTTCCATACACCTGCTGCTGTTGCTCCAAGTGGACTATCAATTGTAACTGCTCCAATATAATGTGAAGTAGTTCCAGTATAAAATCTTACTGATATATTAGCACCATGCCAAAACTGATATTCTCTATCTGAAGGATTGGTACCTTTTACTACAAGTCCTTCAACTACTCCAGCTCCTAATCCAGTAAGGTTTACAAACATAGACATTGAAAATGCTCCTGTACCAAAAGATAATACTGAAGAACCAGATATAGTTCCATTTGATGTAGCATTAACAGTTATTCCTTTTCCTATTAAACCTGTTGCATTTGCTATATATGCATTTCCTGTTCCAGTTAATGTCTGTAGATTACCTGAACTATCTGTGCCATCAGGAACATTGAAGTTCCACCATGCTTTTATTCCATCTGTAATTGCCATATCTTAACTATTTACTATTCCTATTAATTCCCATCTCAAAACTGCAGGATCTGCATTCCATTGGAAGAGTAATCTCATCCATTTACCTAATATTGTTGTAGAAGGTAGTGCAAAATCTGTAGTTCCTGTGTAATCTCCTGAAGTACCTAGTGCCCAAGTAAGACCTCTTGCAGTGTTATTATCTTTTACCATTATCATCAACATCTGACCATTCACTTTTGTACCAGAAGGTTGAGCAAATAGTACAGTTGTGTTAGTTAAATATGAGTCATTTACTTTGAATATATCATCTGTAGATGCATTAGGTGTAACAGTTGCTGCAGAAGCAAAGAGTGTAACTCTTTTAGTTGAACCAGAACCATTGTTATTAACAAATACAAAAGTACATGCAGTAGTATTGACAAAAGGAAAACCACTACTATTCACATAAGTTACAGGAAGAGTCCACCAACCAGTATTATCTATAA